CAGTACCAACAGAACCCCACATCCGAAGAAGGTGCCATCGTTAAACGCGAGCAATGGCAGATTTGGGAGGGTGAAACCCCGCCATCTTGCGAATACATCATCCAGTCCTGGGACACAGCCTTCGAAAAACACAACCGCGCAGATTACTCTGCATGTACTACATGGGGTGTGTTTAAACATGCGGATTCAAAGGGGAACTACAAAAACAACATCATCCTGCTCGACGCATTCAAAGAGCGGATGGAGTTCCCTGAGTTAAAAGCCAAGGCCATTGAGATGTACAAGGAGTGGAACCCTGACACCCTCATCATTGAGAAGAGGGCTGCCGGCGCCCCTTTGATCTATGAGCTTCGCCAGACAGGCATCCCCCTTTCAGAGTACACACCAAGCAAAGGACAGGATAAGATTGCTCGTGTAAACGCAATTTCTGATCTGTTTGCTTCTGGCGTTGTTTGGTGCCCAGACACCCGGTGGGCCGATGAACTCATGGAAGACATGGCGGCATTCCCAAACGGCGACCATGATGACTTGGTTGACTCGACATCGCAGGCCCTTTTGAGATTCAGACAGGGTGGATTCATCCCAATTGAGTCCGATGAGCCAGAAGAGACAATTTATTTCCGCAGTCGAAAAGACCGCTTCTACACCGTTTAAGGACGCATCATGGCAATGGAAAAAGGTTTGTACTCGGCGCCTCTTGGTCTTGAGGAAGATGTTGCCCCGCAGATTGAAATTGAAATTGAAGACCCTGAATCGGTTTCCATCGGCATTGGCGACCTTGAGATTGACATCGAGCCCGCAGAAGAAGGACCAGAAGATTTCAACGCCAACCTTGCCGATTACATGGATGAGTCAGTCCTTGACTCCCTTGGCTCTGAGTTGGTCGATGATTTTGAAAAAGACCTGCGCGACCGCAAAGAATGGGTCCAAACATACATCGAAGGCCTGAAGCTTCTTGGCCTGAAGTATGAAGAGAGGACTGAGCCTTGGAACGGCGCCTGTGGCGTCTTCCACCCCATGCTCACCGAGAGCGTGGTCAGGTTCCAAGCCGAAGGCATCACCGAGACGTTCCCCGCTGCCGGCCCCGTCAAGACGGTAATCATCGGCAAAGAAACGCCAGAGAAGAAAGAATCTGCCCAGCGCGTGCAGGCCGACATGAACTATCAGTTGACTGAAGTCATGTTGGAGTACCGCCCCGAGCATGAAAAGATGCTCTGGAACCTGCCAATCACAGGCTCTGCCTTCAAAAAGGTCTACTACGACCCCAGCCTCGGCCGCCAAATATCAGTCTTCATCCCCGCAGAAGACATCGTTGTACCGTACGGCGCCTCAAGTATTGAGCGAGCCGAGCGCGTCACGCATGTCATGCGCAAGACCAAAAACGAACTGATCAAGCTTCAGGACGCAGGCTTCTATCGTGACGTAGAGCTTGGCGAACCCACTGGAGAGTTGGACGATATTGAAAAGCAAAAGGCCGAAGAGCAAGGCATGACGGCAATCCAAGATGAGCGCTATCGCATCTTGGAAATGAATGTCGATCTTGATCTCAAAGGTTTTGAGGACCGCAACAAGCGCGGCGAAAAGACCGGCATCGCCCTGCCGTACGTGTTGACGGTTGAAAAGGGCACGGGAAAGGTTTTGGCCGTCCGCAGGAACTGGTACGAGGGCGACAAGCTCCACCTCAAGCGCCAACATTTTGTCCACTACCAGTACATCCCCGGCTTTGGTTTCTATGGGTACGGCCTGATTCACCTGATTGGTGGATATGCCAAATCCGCCACCATGCTGATCCGCCAGTTGGTTGATGCCGGCACCCTGTCAAACCTGCCCGGCGGCCTTAAATCACGTGGCCTTCGGATTAAAGGCGATGACACCCCAATCGCACCGGGTGAGTTCCGTGACGTAGATGTGCCATCAGGCTCAATCCGGGACAACATTCTTCCCCTGCCGTACAAAGAGCCCAGCCAAACCCTTTACACCCTGTTCCAGCAGATTGTTCAGGAGGGCCGACAGTTTGCATCCAGCGGCGACATGAATGTCAGCGATATGTCTGCCAACGCCCCGGTCGGCACAACCCTGGCCCTGCTTGAGCGACAACTCAAGGTCATGGGCGCAGTTCAGTCGCGGATGCATTTCAGCATGAAGCAGGAGTTCAAGCTCCTGAAAAACATCATCGCTGACTATGCGCCGGAGGAGTACTCATACGAGCCGGAAGAAGGCAGCCCGACCGCCCGCAAGGCCGACTACGACAACGTCGATGTCATCCCAGTAAGCGACCCCAACGCCTCCACCATGGCGCAGAAGGTTGTTCAATACCAAGCGGTTCTCCAGTTGGCGCAGTCTGCCCCGCAGTTGTATGACATGCCGCTCTTGCACCGTCAAATGCTTGAGGTTCTTGGCATCAAGAACGCCAACAAACTGGTGCCGATTGAAGATGATATGACCCCGGTTGATCCGGTTCAGGAAAACCAAAACATCCTGATGGGCAAACCAGTCAAAGCATTTGTTGAGCAGGATCATCAGGCTCACATTCAAGTCCACATGATGGCGATGCAAGACCCGAAGATTGCCCAAATCATCGGCCAAAACCCGCAAGCCCAAGCTTTGCAAGCAGCCATGATGGCTCACATCAATGAGCATGTCGGGTTTGAGTACCGCCGGCAAATGCAAGAGCAAATGGGAATGATCATCCCGAACAATGAAGATCAGCAAATTGATCAAGAACAAGCCAATCAAATTGCCATCAGCGCCGCAAAAGCATCTCAGCAGATCGTCCAAAAACATCAGCAAGAGGCTCAGGCCCAGCAGGCTCAGCAGCAGATGATGGACCCCGTCGTCCAGATGCAGATGAAAGAGTTGGAAATCAAAGCACAAGAACTCCAACTCAAAGCGCAGAAACAGCAAATTGAGGCGGCGGAAAAAGCAGACCGCATCCGCATAGAAGAATCGCGGATTGAAGCCCAGAAAGAAATTGCCGCAATGCAAGTGGCTGCAAACGCCGCTGCATCAAAGGCAAAACTATCGGCCCAGCAAGAACTTGAGGGGACGAGACTTGGCGTTCAAATCGCCAAAGACAGAGCGCAAGCAAACAAACCTAAACCATCAAGGAGCCAAGATTGAGTGATGCCATCCATGCCTTAGCGCATGTGCAAAAAGAAATTGAAAAATACCGGCAAGAGCAAGTGGCCTTTCTTGCAGCAAGCCGTGCCGATTCGTACGACGAGTACAAAAAAGTCTGTGGAGTGATCCGGGGTCTTAACTACGCAGATCATGTGATTGATGACCTCGTGCAAAAGGTAACCAAAGATGACTGATTACGATGTGTCCGCAGTGGACCTGTCCGGCATTTTGAATAAAAGTGCAGAGGAAAAGGCCAAACAGCTTCCTGACCCAAAGACGTACCACATGCTTTGCGTGGTGCCCGAGGCGATGGAAGAGTACGCCGATAGTGAGGTGGGGTTGATCAAAGACTCCAAAACCATGCACTATGAGGAAGTCCTGACGCCCGTTTTGTTTGTAGTCAAACTTGGACCAGACTGCTTCAAAGACAAGACCCGCTTCCCAAGCGGCGCCTCATGCAAAGAAGGCGACTTTGTCATTGTGCGACCCAATTCAGGCACCCGCTTGAAGATTCATGGCCGAGAGTTCCGCATCATCAATGATGAGTCGGTCGAGGCTATTGTGGAAGACCCAAGAGGGATATCGAGAGCGTCATGAGTTGCCCGCACGCAGAAAAGCAATGCAAGGAATGCCGAAATGCCAAGATTCGCGCTTGGCAAAAGGCAAATCCCGAAAAACTGCGAATTGCCAAACGCAAGTATTACGCTTCGGATAAAGGCAAGATGCAAAAGAAAAAAGAAGGCGCGGCGTACATTGCTTCGGGCGGCAGGGCTGCAACAGAGGCCAAGAGAGAGGCCAAGCCTCTTTCTGAGGCGCGAAAAGCCGCAAGGCTTCGATATCAGATCATGAGACGGTCTGGCGAAAAAGTACTCGACGCTTTTGATGCGTGGGTGTTGGCTGAGGCCGTGTTGTTGTCAAAATTGCGTGAGCAATCTTGCGGCGGCAAATGGCATGTAGATCACATCATCCCCGTCAGCAAGGGAGGTCGATGCACCCATGACAACCTTCAGGTTGTACCGGCATATTGGAACCGGAGTAAATCCAATAAGCATACCGGGCGATTTTTTGCCCGTGCATCATAAGGAGTGACAAATGGCAACCAAGTTTGAAGACGATGACTTCAAGTTTCCTGACGAAAAGTCGGAAAAAGAAGAAGAAAAAAACACAAGCGAAGAGATTGAGCTTGAGATTGAAGATGACACTCCGCCAGCGGATCGCGGCCGAAAAACCGCACCCCCACCTCAAGACCCCACAGATGAAGAACTGTCGTCCTACAGCCGCGAAGCCCAGGACCGACTGAAGAAATTCACCCGTGGCTATCACGACGAGCGCCGCGCAAAAGAAGCCGCTGAACGCGAGCGTCTGGCCGCAGAAGACTTCGCCCGCAAGGTGTACGAAGAAAACCGCCGGCTAAAAGAACAGC